GAAAAACTATTTATTTTATTGCTTGTAGTTTTTATTGTAATATATTTTACTCCAAATGAATCAATCAATCGTTTTTTCTCGTTTTTTTCAAGTAAAAAGGAAAAGAAAATAAAACAAAATAGAAGAATTAGAAGGGTAGAAGAAGAATATACTGATAATTCTGATATGGAGTTAAATAATTATGATGTAAATAGTGAAAATGAAATAACGCTTGATACTGATATTGAGGAAGATGAAGATGAAAATGTGTCAATGGTTATTAGAAAAAAAGAATAAAAAATTATTCTTAATAATTATAACGAATGTTAGAATTATTAATTGAAGGAATAAATACGAGTCGTTTGTTTAATGGATTTTCAACATTGGCAATGTACATTGGAGGAAAATATTTAACAGCTGAAATTCCTAGTAATGTCGAAAAAGCTTTTAATTCAACATTTTTCCGAAGACTTTTTATTTTTTTTATCATGTTTTTGGCATTTAGAGATATCAGGCTTGCAATAATAATAACCCTTATATTTTTGATAATTTTCAATTATTTACTTGATGAAAAAAGTAGGGTATTTGTTGGAAAATTTATTGGATTAAAAAATGAAAAACAAGATGAAGTAAAAAGTATTACGGCAGAGGATGTTGAAAAAGCAAAAAATGTAATAAAGTTTTACAATAATAGTTTAGAAGAAAAGAAAATAAAAACATGGGAGCTCAGATAAACGCACTTATTTTTAATAAAATATTTAGATTGCGGTATAATCTAAATACTTAATTCTTATAAAAATAAATGACTGAAACTAATTTTAATATTTCACGTGAAACAAACAAGAACACTGTTGTACTTAATGAGAATAGTTCCCGTATTAGGGACGAAGTCAATATAGTATCTGGAAAAGATAGAGACTTAAAAAATACACACAGTAGTATTAATAGTCCACCGATGAGACCAAAATTAAATGAAAAATTAAGAAAAGATTCTACAAGCGATAGTGAAAATTTACTTTATCAAGATATTAATTTGTTGGGAAATCCAAATAAAACAAAGGGAATACGTGGTGCATCATCAGCAGAAGAAGATTCTGATTCATCTTCAGAATCTGGAAGTGTTAGTACAGTAAGTAGTCATGGAAGAGGAAGAGGTTATGGAACTGCGCAAGATACTAATGAGTTATTTGGAAAAAGTTATGATGATGATTCAGCATCAGAGGCATCAACAAAAAAGGATTTTAATCCTTTTGGATCATTTTCGGGAAATAATAATGAGGATACAATGACAACTGATTCGACTGAAACCAGTGGAAGTCGAAGATCAATTCCACAACATCATCGATCTTTAGAGGAAATGAATCAGGAGAAGCAAGAATATATTTATAGAATTGAGAGATTGGAGAAGAGTGGTTATAAGCCCTCGAAGAAATTCAATATTAACTCGTCATACGATGAGGTTAAATCAGAGTATGAAAGATTGAAGAGGCAACGTGATGTTGAAAAGAGTATTAAGTTCCAGGGGCAGATTCTAATGATGGTAAGTAGTGGTATAGAATTTTTAAATGGAAAATTCGACCCATTTGATATCAAATTGGATGGGTGGTCAGAATCGATTTCAGAAAATATTCATGATTATGATGAAGTATTTGAGGAATTGCATGAGAAATATAAGGAAAAGGTTAAGATGGCTCCTGAATTGAAACTTTTGATGATGGTTGGAGGAAGTGCATTTATGTTTCATTTGTCGAACACCTTATTTAAGAGTAAGATGCCTGGATTAGGTGATATTTTACAACAGAACCCTGATTTGGCGAGAAATATTCAACAGGCTGCGATGAACACCATGAAGCAAAATGAGGAAAAGACTGGAAATCAGGATCCCCTTTTTAGTATGATGATGAATCAGGCACAGAGCATGATGGGTCCAAAGGCTCCTGCGAGACCAAGTGGTCCAGGAATGGGGCCAGGAGTTAGGGAGATGAAGGGACCTAGTGGAGTAGATGATATTTTGAACATGGTGAATAATAGACAGCATGGAAAGAAGAATCAGAGTGAGGATACTATAAGTAGTGTTTCTACTAATCAATCAACTGAAAAAAGAAGAGTTAAGTTAAGGAATCCAGTAAATGTTCAGAAGAATTCAAGTGGTAAATTCGTATTAGACATGCAATAAAAATAAGTAAAATATTAATACAAATGTTAAAAGAATTACCAGGGGATATTTTTATTTCAGTCGCTTGTTATAGAGATCCAGAAGTTATACCTACTGTTAAGGATGCTTATGAAAAAGCAAAATTTAAAAAAAATATATTTTTCGGTGTTTATGGACAAATGGGGGCAGAAGATCCAAAAATAGAAATAGATACAGTTCCGAGTCATCAATTAAGAATATTAATTAAGCCAAATACACAAGCAAGAGGACCGGCATATGCTCGTTATATTATTTACAATAAGCTTTATAATAATGAATTATATTATTTGCAGATAGATAGTCACACAAGATTTATTCCAAACTGGGATGAGGAATTAGTTGAAATGCTTTCTTCTCTTAAGGCAAATAGTGTGATTAGTACTTATCCACGTGGATATGAACGAACAAATTCAAATGTATTACCTGATGCAAAAACAATAAATACGCTTAAACTGAAAAAGATTAGAAATGGAGTACCTGTTCTTTCTTCTGTTATAGAGACAATAAATGAGCCAAGAAGGAATTATTTTTGGGCAGCGGGTTATAGTTTTTGTTATGGAGCAATATTCAAGATAGTCCCATTTGATCCACATTTGAAAAATTTATTTTGGGGTGAAGAATTTGTTATGTCACTCCGTTTTTTTACTCATAATATTAGATTATTTACACCACATAAAAATATAGTTTTTACTTTATGGTCAAGAGATTATAGACATACATTTTGGGAGCTAAAGGAAATTATTGGGGAAAAATTTAGTATATATGGTTTTCTAAGTTTTCTGCGTTTATGTGAAATCGGTAAATTATGTGATTTGAAGGTTTTTAAGGAAAAAGTTTCAGTGGAATTAGATAAATATGGGTTAGGAAAAAAGAAAACAGTTGAAGAATATTATGAAAGAACTGGATTAAAGGAAATTCTCCAAAAAGAGAATTATGAAAGAATTATTAATAGTAATTACTTTTCTCTAAAAATCCAATAAAAATTTATGCTTTAAATATGGAATATTCTTTATTTAATGTTAATAATCTCAAAAATATTTTAGAAGAAAATAAAATAGAATCATCAACATCAAACTGCTATCTTTTTCTGATGTTTTTCTTACAAAGGTCACAGTTAGTAAGCAATATTATAAAGATTTATAATGACTCAATTAAAAATACACTTTGTTTTGGAATAAAGTATTGTATTTTGAATAAAAATTATGAAAGAATTTTTAAGAAGATGAAAGAGTTTCGAGCAGAAAATGATAAAAGTGATTTGATTAATGAAATATTTAAATTTATCAAAAATTCAATGGATGAAAAAGCGAATTCAAGTGCAGATGAACTAACTCTTGTTAAATATAGTGGTAAAAAAAATAATATTTCTAAAAAGAATAAGATTGAGTCAGTTTTTCAGAAATCTTCAAGTATTATTGAAATTCTAAATGATTTAGATAATAGTTTAATGTATGATGAAAATGATATTTACGAATATTTATTGGAAGATTCCATTGAAGTGAAAAATAAAAAAATAAGGATAGAAAATGAGATCAAAAAATTAGATATCAATTGGGAAAAATATTTGGAAAAAAGAGACGATGTTTTGTATAAAATGTTAAATAGTTGGTTTTTTTTATAATTTTTTCATATTTGAGAACACATTTGTTTTTGGAAGGAAAGTATTAATTGCCCTAAATTTTTCTTCCTGTAGAGTTTTCTTTTTGTCCTCCTTATTTGGATCACGAAATTTAAATGTTATTTCATCACTCTGTTTACTTGATGTACCAATATAATTTCCGGTTTCCAAATCTAAGCTTCTTTTTGCTTTATTACCTGAACGCGAAAGCATACCAAGTCTTTCGCCAGTATGTGGGGTTCTTAATTCAAATATAGGTGAATTATTAAATGGCTTATTTTCAATAGGTAAATTATTTAATGTTCCCCTATCATTTTCAATATGAAGCATAGAAGTAAAATCAGTTTTGCCCCAATATATTTGTAAAGCATTTGGATAATAATATTTTAATTCAAAACCGTTTTGTTTCAAACGAAAAATAATATATTGAATACAATGGGCAAAGTTATATTTTGGTTTACCTATTACAAAATCTGGTACAACAAATAATGCAAAAGGATCATCTCTGATAACTGCTGTTTGAATTCTATGAAAACATTTTTCTAAGATATCTTCATATATTTTAAGACGTCCTTTTTCTCGCTCATGTATAAATTTCTTAATATCATTGACATTATACATAATATATAATTTTAATTTATTTTTGTTTTTATTACAAATAAAATCGCCGCGAAAAAAGCATAAAAATAAAATTATAATTTATAAAATGAAAATTCCAAAAATTAAAAATTTAGTATTATCTGGAGGAGGAGTGAAAGGTTTTGCAATATGTGGTGCAATTGAAAAATTAGATGAAAAAATAAAAATATTATCAACTGTGAAAAATATTTATGGATCATCTATTGGAGCAGGAATAGGATTATTTTTATCTATAGGTCTTTCTCCAAAAAAGATCAGAATCATATTTGATACAATTAATTTAAGTGAATATATGGAAGCAGATCTAAAATTATTAATGTCTGATTTTGGACTTGATAAAGGAAATAAGATTATTTCACTTGTTAAAGCCACAATGGTAACCCAAGGCATTGATCCAAATATAACTTTTGAGGAATTTTCAAAAATATCCAAATATAATCTTACAATTGTTGGAACAAATGTTAATAAATCTTGTCCAATTTATTTTTCAGGAAAAGATAGCCCTAACATTCAGGTTTGTCAAGCATTACGCATATCTGGTGGTTATCCATTAGCGTTCACACCTGTTATAATCGATGGTGATCTTTGTGCAGACGGTGCGATTGTTTGCCCTCTAGCATCTGAACTAATTCCAAAGAAAGAAAAGAATCGAACCCTTGGAATAGCAGTTCATCGTAGTTTTAAAAGATATGATACTAATAATGTTTTAAACTATATGTATGGAATAATATCATGTGTTCTTGATAGTCTTCTAGATAAAAATATAAAGTCTCTTAAGCATGTAATAAAATTATCCTATCCTGTTAATAGTCTGGCACATTCTTTAACTGATGAAGAAAAACAAAATATGTGGGAGTGTGGAACAACTAATGCTGAAAAATGGATTCAATCATTCAATAATTATGAATAAATATTTATTTTTTATCAACCTAAAAAATAAATAATTTATTAAATGAATTTCATCATATCTTCTGCGGTTCTATTACCCTGATATTCTTTATAATTTTTAGATTTCGGCCCAGATGGATAATATCTAATTGTTGGAAATCCCTGGATTTCATATTCTTGGGCAATTTCGGGATTTTCATCGCAATTTACCATCATAGCTTTTACTTTTCCTCCAGCACTCTTTAACATATTCATTAGTTTTTCAAATTCTGGTTTTGCATTCTTGCAATGTCCACACCAAGGTGCATAGAAGAAAACAAGAGATGGATCAGATGAATCAAGAGAACTCTTTACACTGTCATCCATATTTTCCATTAATGGATTATCAAAACTTTCTTGACCAAGCTCCCCTTTACCTTCCAAACTGATGCCCAGTTTTAATTGTGAATCATAATAGCTTCTGGGGAAGAAAAAAGCGAAAATAATAATTACAACTAAAATAACTCCTAAGCCAATAAGGATATGATTCGTGTATTTTGAAAAATCCCAGTTTGAGTTTGATTTAACCATTTTATATAATTTCTAATAGATTTTTTTTCCTAAAAATAATTAAGAATGAATAAAAAAGATATACTTACTGATTTTATTTATAATGGATTAAAAGGAATTAATGACATCACGGAAAATATTGATTTTCAAAAAACAACAAAAGAATTTTTAAAAAGTCAACTTAATAATTCCCTAAATAATTCTTTCCTAAAAATAGTTTACAAAAATAATGATACCCAAATTGATGAAACTTTTTTTACATTTTTAAAAGACAATGACAATTTTTTTAAAAATCTAAAAATATTCACAATCTCCTCAAAAGATCAAGAATCACTTCAAAATCATATTTCAACATATTTTCAAAATATACATACACGATACAATGAAGATAAGATGTTTTACTTTTATTTTCAATTAATATTGATGGATTCATTTCTTGAAAAAATGGGAAAAAATCTTCCAAAAAGGGAGTTGAAAGAAGAATTAATGGATGTTCTTAAAAATAAATGTTTTATGGAGAAAAAAGAAATGTCAAAATGTTTAGGCGATCATATGAATGAAATAGATGTAATTCCAATAAGTGATTTTGACAATAAAGTTAAAAATAAATGTGATGTTCCAAAAAATAATTTGGAACAATGCTTAATAAAAAATATAAGAAAAAATAACTAGATTACAATAATTGTTTGAATTTATCAAGAATTATTGTTTCAGTTTTAAAATAATTTTCAGCACAATCAATTAAATCGTTGATAAGATCACTATGTATCTTATGTACATCTTTATTATATATAAAAGCAGGGTCCCAATTTACTTCCATGACCCAATATTTATCTTCAGAGTCCTGAATAATATCACATCCTACAACAAAGTATTCAAGCTTGCTATAATTTTCAGTATCAAAATGAGTAATAAAATGAGCATTTGTTTCTCTTAAACAATTTTCAAGATTCTCATCACCCTCTAAATTTATTATTTCATTTGAATTATCTGTTTGACTAAAAAACGATAATTTATCATCCTTTTTTTCATATTCGACCTTACAAGTTCTCTTGATGAGTTTTGGATAATAAAAGGCATATATCTTGTTTCCTTCCTTCAAATATAAAATATAGACACGATAATCCACTTTAAAGCCATTCTCTAATTTAGGAATAACCTCATCCTGAACAATAACTGGAAAAAAATCAAAAGAACTTTGATCAACTATAAATTCATTGTTATAATAAACCGATATGTTTTTAGACTGGGAACCATATTTAGGCTTGATAAAATAATACTTATCACCTTCAATTTTTAACTTGTCCCATCCTTGTGTATTTTTTATAACTCTAGATTTTGGATAATACAAACTATCTTTTAATTTATCACTAACAGATGTTTTGTTAAAGAAATCAACACCTTTCAAATTCTGAAACTCTATACAATTTACCCCACTAAAATTAGATGTAGTAAAAAAAGGAAGTTTTTGTTCATCAGTATGTTCTTCATAGTCTCTTCTTAGCAAAAATTTTTGGAATGCCTTAACATAGGATCGGTTTGAATCAAACTTAAAATCCATTTTTTCTAAAAATGAAGAATTTAAAAATCGAATTAAAACTTATTTCTAAATTAGTAAAAAATAATTCTACCAATTTTTACACCTAAAGTTAATCCAATTCCACTTAAGATGGATGTTAAAAATACTATTTTACTAAACTTTAAATAATTAATATTTTCAAAAAAATTATTTTTTTTTTCTTCTTTTTTTTCAATATTATTATTCCTGTCAATAGTTTCTGTTTGTAATTTAGGTGCAGGTCCAACAGGTTGTGTTGTAACATCTTCACCAGATTTTGATAATAAAACTTTTTCTAATTTAAGTTTATGATCATCAGAAATTAAAATTTTTCCCATTAAATTTTTATCAATATATATAATAATTAAAAATTTCGATATTTATAATATATTTAATTAATGAATAATATTTGTGTAAATATAATTAATTCTAACTTAAAAAAAATAGAAAGTTGTAAAAATTATGATATATCTCTAATAAAATATGTAAATAGTGGATCATATGGTATTATTTTTCTTACAAATATTGAAAATTATGTTGCTAAAATTTTTTTTGAGAACAAAACAAAACAAACAGATTTTTCAGAATACTCTGATCTTCATGAAATTGAAGTAATTGAAAGAATCATTAACAAAAAAGAAATTTTTAATTTTTGTTGTTCAGATTATGCATATGGAAAATTACTTATTGAAGATTATTCCTCAGATGAAAATAATAATGAAAAAATTAATATTTATGTTAATGAAAGCTATTCACTTTCCCCATTTGAAAGTGAAATTGTTGGAGAAAGTTCAAAAAATAAAAAGTTTTATCTATTTGAAGGAAATTATGTTATTTTATTACCAATATTTGTAGATTTTCGTGATTATATTGAATTTATTGGCAAAAATTTATTTATAAATGAAAATTTTTTAATGAAATTTATTTACATGTTAATATTGATGGTTGGTGAAAATGAAAAAATAGAAATTATAAATATTGATTTAAAAATAAGTAATATGATGGTTGATATGAATAATAAATTAAAATTAATTGATTTTGGTTTTTCAAAATCATTGGAAAAATATGATAATTTTTTTAATATTGATGATAAATATTTTATATGGCCTCAAAGATCAAGAAACTATAAATATGGAGAATTAATATCTTATATGATATCAATAATAATTTTCGAATTAGTATTTGATAGAAAAATAAATAATCTTAATAAAAATCAAAATTTACTTAATTTTTTTATATCAGATTTTTCCAATATAACTTATTATTCTAAAAAATTTAAAGAATTTGTTACTAATCCACTAAAAATGCCCGTTAATTTTGAGAAATTTAAAAAAGACTATTATGATATGAGTACAATTGATTACAATGATTTAACACTTCCATCCTATTTTCATGTTATAATTGAAAGTAAAGGATTAGCTGTTTTTGACTAAAAATAAAATTAATGGTTCAACCTCTCTTGGACCCATATAATCATTAATTTTTCCATTTGAGTTTGTATATCTTATTGT